TAATGAGGTACCATTATATCACGAGAGAGTAACATCCACAAGCATTATTATGATTTAATAACACTATTTTTAGAGTATTTTGTTATATGCATATAACCTTTCGATCTATAGAACGACAACACCTTCGGCAATCAGGCGTTCACGATTTACCAGATGCTGTGCTTTAGTGTCTTCTTTACTGCCGCCTGTGTAAGGTACAGCATGTCCTTCACTCATCATTAGAGAAGTCGCACTAACAAGCGCATCGGTCGCATGATCATACACGTCGAAATCACCAAGGATACGCCCGAACTTTCCTTTAGCATCTTCGCCCGAACGATCTATCTGAGTTCTAAGAATCGATGTTTTACCCAACATTTGCTTGAGTCTTTTCTTTGCCGCGAGTCCAAACTTCTTCTCTACCTTATCGCGAGTACGTGATTCAGGTGTGTCGATGCCCATCATACGTACACGTTCTTTAAGCATCCAGATACCAAAACCTAAGTCGATATCAACATCCACTGTATCGCCATCGACCACTCTCACGATTTTTACTTTGTAATCGTACATTATTTTTCCTCTACGACCTCTTCGGGTTCGTCATTAATAGTTCGGTAGTATACCACAACTTCCTTTAACTGTCCTATGTAGCGTTTTATTTCCTGCATGTTATATGCCATCAACTCATAGTCATCAATTGTCATTGCAGTGAAGACTACTGTACCATTTAGTTTCTCCATCTCTGCAATAAACGTGTCCATGTTCTTATCAGATACCACATAGAAGTATGGTTCTTTCAGATCGATTGCACGAGGCAGAGTAGGATGTACAATAGGTATCTTCACCTCTACAGTACGAATCTCAACTGGAATAACTTTAGGTGCTTGAGGAAGTAACGAACAACCTGTACTAATTAAGATCGCTGATAAAAGCAGAATCTTTTTCGATGCTGTCAAATACATTCTTGGTCCCCTTGTTAATACGTGGTTCAATTAGTCCAGGTTTTGCTGCCGCTAATTTACTTAGGTTGTGTCTACGAAAGATGTTCATGTATCGAGACATCTCACCCTCAATCTCTGAGTTACGTGCCGACTGTGTGCTTAGTGCTTCACTAGTCTTTGTCAGATTATTCTGAAGTGCGTCAATAGTAGCAATCTGTTCCTGCTGGCGAAACTCTTGTGCCTGTAGAACTAACTGCTGTTGCTCCACCTTAGTGACTAATGGCAGATGCACGAATGTGTAGAACAGATAGAAACCTATAGAACCGCTCAGTATCACACCGAATAGTATTTTACTTATCATAACATACCCGCAAGCACTCTTAGACCTTCGCTGATCTTTTGTGCCATAATTCTGTCATCTTCTGTATCGAGTAGATTAATGATAGTTGATGTATCAAAAACATCTTTAACTAACTCGTTATACTCGTCCTGTGCCAGTTCACCATTTTCAAGATAACTCTTCAACTCATGAATATGAACTTCCGCTTTCTTTTCCCAATCGTTTAATAAATTACTCATTTCTTTATCCTCGTTCCGAATACCGATAGTGCCTTTTCAGTCACGTCTTCTATACTCTTTCGTTTCAATTTACAGTATATTTTACTAGGAGATTCCCTGTTCGACAACTCGTCCGACAGACTTTCAATCTCAGAATATATGAGTGCGGTGTTATCGTTAAGTGTATGATCGCTATATGTAGCGAGAATGGATGCAAGGCGATGTATTTCTTTTAGTTCGCCTGCATCACAGGGACTGGGTGTTACTGATGCAGATACATGAAGTTCTGCGAGATAACCAAACTCTTGGTTGTCGAAGTTGTCAGGGAATAGACTACATCCAGACATTAATAATGCTAGTGCTAATATACTAACTTTGCGGTATGTTACCATTTTCTTTTACCCACGCTATTTCTTTCTTGGTGAGATCACGAAACTTTCGTCGCGATACTGACCATTGCTTCTTCGGTTTAGAGAATCGCATCTCTTTACCGCCTTTGGGTATATAACCTAACAACTGCGTACCCATAGTAATATATATGTGGTTGCTTATCTTGTAATCGCCCCAATCAGTAGTTTCTTCGCGGTATCGTTCTGCCATCATTTAGTCCTCTTTGTTCTATTCAATTCACCAGCAAATAACGTATATGTAAACTTGTTGGTAGTCAGAGTAAGTCCATCAAAAGAAACAACTTTCTCTTTGGACTTCTTATCATCTTCAATCTTTTTCGTCAGAGTCGCTAGGCAATCCCAGTTCGTCTTCAGTGTATAATCTACCATTATATCAGGATCTTCTCATGTTTGCAATGTCTATTGCATCTTGTTGATTGAGGATTGGCACCGCATTGCTCTTATGCATGGTAGCAATACCTTTGATAAGAGTGCCAGTATAGTTCATTCGTTCCTTTCTTTCAGTATTACCAGTACCAACATCAAGAGATTTATAAACCTTAGTCTCTCTCTGGTAGGGTCCATCACTAGTAACTAATTCTTTGAATGCTGGTGGTGTGTACTTGTCATACACAACACCACGTGCTTTCTTCTTTTTGATTTTACGACCATAAAAGTCGTGTGTCATGCTACCGTATTTCATCGTCGGGTCGCGGGTTATTTGGATTGTCATATTTGTCATATGATGCATTTGGATCGTCATATAAACTTTCAACAATTGCATCATGATACCTGATGATATCATCAATATGCATGTAGTGCTTGATCTTAGATTCTTTCTTCTTATCAACGTGTGTAGCAGGTTTGTTGAACTTCTCCATGTTCTTTGCAACAGGGTTAGTGTTGCTGAAATCCTTCGCTGTATTCTTACGATTACTTCTTTTTGACTGTGAACGTCCCATCACTAACTCCTCATAATATATGATATTATAACACATCCCTGTGTCATATGCAACCATTTATTTAAACAATTCGTCGTACAGTGCTTCGAGGTCTTCGTAGTCTGACTTGACATCATTCATCGATTGCTTATGATAGATCACCGCAAGTTTGCGGATATGCTTCTTATCAACACCGGTATCTTCGAATGTCACCTGAACAATGTCTTTCTGCAAATCTTTCTCGCTATCAACACGTAGCATTGAATCGGATAACTCTTTGATGGCGCCTTTTACTTTCTTACGATCTTCTGGACTACTAATCATTTTACTGCCTCATTATTAAATTTAATTGTTTGTTCGGTACCACGATGCAAATGTGTATCGTATTCCTTTCGTTATCGGTGTTACTTTGTGCCAGTAATGTATTCCATCATAGAACACAATACGTCCTTTCTTCGGTGCTACTCTTGTACCGTCCGCAAACTCTGTAAACCCACCTTCGAAATCATCATTCAAATATAATATCGAGGTGAATACAGTATGTTTACTCGCTACATCATTATGGAGACCCATATCAGAACCAATCGGCCAGCGATAGATGTCTCCCCAATGTACTACAGCATTCGCAATTTTCATCGACTGCTCATTCTGCGCATCCCAAACGTGTTGAACTAATTCGTTAGAAGGTTTCCATTCACCACAGTCTAGTTTGCTTAACTTATCATAATCAGGAATGTATGCACTAGCATCATAGAACTCTATCATCAAATCAATGATATGGTCCTCGAGAAAATCATCCACGACTATAATACTCTTAGTCATATATTACCATTCCAACTCTATTCTGGAATTACCCTTCTGATTCCAAAACACCTTTACTCCACACTCTTCAAAGATAGGTAACACTTCGATGAGATTTTTAACACCCTTTGCACTTCCGCTGAAACAAAACAGACTTCCATTGATAGCATCAATTTCGTAGAAGTGCCGCGGCACTACGTGCTGATCCCACTCCATTTCATCATCATCATAATCCACTTCTTCTTCGATATCCTGCTCGTGATTGAACAATACCTTTTCGAGATCAATATCATCTTCGCAGGATACTTCATCCCATGCGCAAGTCTGACAGCAAGGTAAACCCCATGCACAATACCAACCCTCGGCACGTAGACGTTCAAATGCAGTTTCTAATTTATTCACCACTCATCTCCCGCTGTCCGAGTTCTTTGATCATACATTCTTTAATTACAGGCGCTATGAAAGAAACATTCTTTAACACTGCCTCAATATGAGCAGTATCCATGTTAGCAACAGATACAAATTTAAGAGGTTGATCGCCATTAATACCATACGTTCCCCATTTAACTATATGCCGTTGAGCAGTATGGGGTTCGTCATCATACAGACACAAATCAATTTCATCACCATTCGCAGAACGTCTCACATAATCACGTCCACCATCAACCATGTATTCTTTACCATTGGCATCCTTATACGTTTTATAGTCGTGACGATGTGTCGATTCTAAGATCGTGCCATCAGGTGTTTGAATTGCATTGCGAATAAGAGTGTTACTTTTCATAATTATACCATTTTTTCAAAAGGGAAACAATCGAGAAAGAGTTCACGCTCAAGGCGATATGCTTCTTTCTCCCAAGGTTGGTTGGTGTAAGCGTAGTTGTCAGCATTGCGACCTTTCCACTTCCACACACCAACCGCAGTCAACTCACCGCGAAGGAACTGGCGAGCATGAACCATCTCGTGAGCA